GGCATAAAGTGCTAGTAGTAAGTGATCGTGTTAGCTTTTTGAAAAGATGTGCCGAACTCACCGGAGACAAAGCAATTTGTGTAACTGGTGAAGTAGAGCATGAAGATCGAGAAAAACTTGTAGACCAAATTCTCTACGGGGGTGCACAGGTTTTATATGGAACGCAAGCAATTTTCTCAGAGGGTATATCAGTAGATAACCTCAGTTGCCTCATTCTAGGCACACCAGTGAATAACGAGCCTTTGCTAACACAGCTTGTGGGCAGGGTTATTCGTAAAAAAGAAGGCAAGCTTGATCCAGTCATCATTGATATTCACCTGAAAGGCAATACTGCTCGCAAGCAGGCTTCCAACAGGGTAGGATTTTATATGAAACAAGGCTGGGACATGAAATACCTTTAAAAAAATATTTCTTGACAACTTACTTAAACTTCGGTATAATATATGCTCTTATTTGATTGGACGAAGGTCTATGATACGGCGGCTGGCAGTATCTATAATTGTAACATGATTATGGAGATGCTTATTAGGGGAAAAATCCCTAAAAATAAGTACGACCCTATTTATAAATTTTCGCAGAAAAACTTTCGCGGTAACTCTTTTCTGGTACACCCAGAGTTTCTTCTGTACCACTCTCATAAGTACACTCAAAAAGAAGTATGTATGTATTATGCTCTGGCTTCATTAAGAAGTCTGTCAGATTACTATGCTTCAAATAAAACTACACTAGATTCACTACATTGTCCAGTGGATTTAGAAGAAATTAACGACAACAGGCTACTTATTGTAGAAGAAGATACAATCACTTTTATCTACGAAGAAGTCACTATGGAGACTATACACTAATGGCTATTGCATTTAACCAACACAAGGGCGCAGCCCAAAAATCATCAATCGACACTTTTCAATATGTAGACGGCGACAACAAAATGCGTCTAGTAGGCGATATTCTTGCTCGCTATGTTTACTGGATTAAAGGTGAAAACGATAAAAATATTCCTCTTGAGTGCCTGTCTTTTGACAGAAACTCTGAGAGATTCAATAATGTAGAGAAAGACTGGGTACGAGAGTACTATCCTGATCTAAAGTGTGGCTGGAGTTATGTAACTCAATGCCTTGACAACGGTCAGGTAAAAGTTGTAAATCTAAAGAAAAAACTGTGGGAGCAAATCATTACTGCTGCAGAAGATTTAGGTGATCCAACAGATCCAGATACCGGCTGGGATATTTGCTTCAAAAGAGTAAAGACTGGCCCACTTCCTTACAACGTTGAGTATCAATTACAAGCACTGAAGTGCAAGCCTCGTGCTTTGACAGATGACGAGAAAGCAGCAATTGCTGATCTTAAGTCTATGGACGATGTGATGCCTCGTCCTACACCTGACGCGCAGAAAGAACTTCTTGATCGAGTACGCGGCGCACAAAACGAAGCAGATGACGAGCTTCTTGACGCAGAGTTTAATGTAGGATGATTCTCTTTACGGCAGACTGGCACATAAAACTGGGTCAGAAAAATGTCCCAGTAAAGTGGGCTACAAACCGTTATCAGATGTTCTTTAACCAAATCTATGAGTTAGAGAAAGAGTGTAATATGCACATAATCGGAGGCGATCTCTTTGATCGTCTCCCGAATATGGAAGAGTTGGAACTTTACTTCAAGTTTATTCGTGGAGTAAAGATTCCAACAATTATCTATGATGGAAATCACGAAGCTACTAAGAAGAACAAAACTTTCTTTAGTCAACTAAAGCAAGTCTCTAGGGATATCAACCCTCTAATAAATGTAGTAGATATATCATACATAGACCAAGATTTAGGTTATGGCATATTGCCTTACGCTGACCTGCATAGAAAGGGTGCTGTAGATCATTTTGATAAGAGTATGCCCTTGTTCACTCATGTCAGAGGAGAGATACCACCTCATGTTAAACCAGAAATTGATCTAGATTTACTAGAAGATTTCCCTGTAGTATTCGCAGGAGACTTACACAGTCATAGTAATACACAAAGAAATATTGTATATCCAGGTAGTCCCATGACTACATCATTTCATAGGAGCAAGGTAAAGACCGGATACCTTTTGATTAATGAAAATAATTGGGATTGGATGTGGGAAGAGTTTAATCTTCCTCAACTGCTTCGTAAAACAGTATCAAATGAAAGTGAGATGATTCCTACTGAGTTTGACCATACTATTTATGAAGTGGAAGGAGACATTCAAGATCTGGCAACAGTAAAAAATTCAGAACTATTAGATAAAAAAGTAGTAAAACGGAAGTCAGAAGCTACACTTATTATGGATAAAGATATGTCCATACAAGATGAATTAGTGGAGTATCTAACTTATATATTAGAAATAAACCCGGATAAAATACCAGATATAATAGGCACATATAATGATTACACTTCAAACGCTGAAATGGGATAACTGCTTTAGTTATGGATCTGGTAATGAGTTACAGTTAAACGATAACACAGTAACCCAAATATTGGGAACAAATGGTATGGGCAAGTCGTCCATACCATTAATAATAGAAGAGGCGTTATTCAATAAAAACTCTAAAGGAATCAAAAAAGCAGACATTCCTAATCGTTATATTAACGATGGGTATAATATTTACTTATCCTTTACAAAAGATGATGATAAATACGAGATCACCATTAACCGTAAAAGTAGTATAAAAGTAAAACTAGAATGTAATGGCACAGATATTTCTAGCCATACTGCAACAAATACTTACAAAACTTTGCAAGAGATTATTGGTGTAGACTTCAAAACCTTTTCGCAGTTAGTGTATCAAAATACAAATGCGAGTCTACAGTTTTTGACTGCTACAGATGCTAATCGTAAGAAGTTTCTTATTGATTTGTTGCACCTAGAAAAGTACGTTGAATTATTTGAAATATTTAAAAGTGCTTCTCGTGAAGTATCTTCTACATCTACTACGATAGCAGGGAAACTTGCAACCGTTGAAAAATGGTTAGAAGAAAATAAATTGAGTGATACATCCATACTACCCTTGTTGGATTTAGAAATTGATACATCAGAGGACGAAAAGACTTTACGTTCTATCACGATAGAAATTGAAAATATTTCCGAAAAAAATAAAAAAATTCAAAAAAATAATTTATATAAAAAGCAACTGGAATCCATAGACATTAATAAAGTCAATGATTCAACAGCTCAGCATAGATCTTACGATGATTTACAGTCAGAACTAGGATCTGAGAAAGCAGCCGCTACGGGTGCTCAACGAATTATCAAGCAATTAGGGGATATTCGGGACACTTGTCCAACCTGCGGTGGGCCGCTTGACAGCTCTGCTGAAAAAGAGATGAAGGAAGCAGAAGAGGCAAAATATGAAAAAGCTACAAGAAGAATTGAAGAGCTTCAACGACAGATTGTCAGTATCAAATCTGAAAACGCTGAGTATGAACGGAATCAGCAAATGCAAAAAGATTGGGAAGATCTGTATCGAAATATCGACAGAAGCCTACAGACGAACTTGTTGGATCAGCAAGAGCTTGAAGGTAGGCTGTCAGACGTGCAGAGGCGCTTACGAGAGTCAAAAGAAGAGCTTTCAAGAATCGCAGCAGAAAACGAGCGAATAACTCGTCGAAATACCCGAATACAAGTTATACAAGAGCAAACTGACGAATTTTTAGAGCAGTTAAAAGATTACACTGATAAACTAGAAATTAATCGTAAACTAGAATCAGACCTAGACATACTGAAGAAGTCTTTTAGCACAAATGGACTACTCGCATACAAGATAGAAAATCTTGTCGGAGAACTCGAAGAGATGGCTAATATATACTTGGCTGAACTCTCTGATGGTAGATTCACTTTGGAGTTTGTAGTCTCAAACGATAAGCTAAACGTACAGATTACGGACGCAGGAAATGCGATTGATATTCTTGCTCTTTCATCGGGTGAATTAGCCCGCGTAAACACTGCAACTCTACTAGCAATTCGTAAGCTAATGAGTAGTATTTCTAAGTCCAAAATCAATATATTATTTTTGGATGAGGTCATCAGTGTTTTAGATGATATAGGTAAAGAAAGACTGGTAGAAGTATTACTTCGAGAAGAGCTAAATACTTATCTAGTATCACATGGATGGTCTCACCCATTACTTGAAAAGATTGAAGTAGTCAAAGAAGAAAACATTAGCAGATTGGAGTAAGCATGGTAGATTCGAGAGCAAAAGGAGCGCGTGGTGAGTATCTTGTAAGAGATATGCTTCGAGAAGCCACAGGGTTAAAGTTTGAACGAGTGCCCGCTTCTGGTGCATTGGAGTATCTGAAAGGGGACTTATATGTCCCCAATCAGAGAAACTTTTACTGCATCGAAGTAAAAAACTATAAAGATTCACCACTAACAGATAAAATATTTACTGCAAGAAAAACAAATAATATTATTAAGTGGTGGCGAAAGATTGTAATACAAGCAGAAGGCGGAGATCAAAAGCCTTTGTTATTTTTTAAATATGACCGATCCAAAGTATTTGTAGTAACAGCAGAAAAACCTACACAGTCAGATGAGTATCTGTATATTGGATTTCTTGATTGCTACATATTGCTGGCAGAAGATTGGTTGGAAACAGAAAAAGTGGAGTTTATAAGTGGCTTTTGATTTTGGAGAGAGAATGAGCGGAAATGCAGGCACAGCACTCATAGTAGATGCTCTAAACTTAGCATTCCGTTGGAAACATCAAGGCAGAACAGATTTTCGACACGATTATGTAGCAGTAGTAAAGTCATTAGCAAACTCTTACAACTGTGGTAATGTAATAATTACAGCAGATTGGGGTTCATCTACCTATCGTAGAGAGATTTTACCAGAGTATAAGCAGAATCGAAAAGATAAGTACGCAGAACAAACTGAAGCAGAGAAGCAAGCATTTTTAGACTTCTTTGAAGAGTATGAAGAAACACTAGAGTTATTGGCTGAAGAGTATCAAGTTCTTCGTTTCAAAGGTGTAGAGGCAGATGATCTTGCTGCCCACCTTGTAAAACGTAAACAGCAGTATGGACTCGAAGAAATTTGGCTAATATCAAGTGACCGAGACTGGGATTTACTTATACAAGAAAACGTAAATCGCTTCTCATATGTAACAAGGAAAGAAGTAACTATAGACAACTGGAACGAGCATTATAACGTCTCTCCAGAAGAATATATTTCTTTCAAGTGCCTAACCGGTGATAAGGGTGATAACGTACCAGGAATCAGTGGTATTGGGCCGAAACGAGCTGAGCAACTTATTAGTGAGTATGGTGATGCGATGACTATTTATGAAAATATACCTCTCGATGGAAAATATAAGTACATACAAGAGCTAAATCAAAATGGAGAAACATTATTGCAAAACTATGAGTTGATGGATTTAATAACATATTGCGATGACGCAATAGGAGCAGACAACTTGTCTGATATCGAGGAGAGACTGACTAATGCAGCTTAGTTATAATAGAGATAAGTATCTTTCTGAGTTTAGTATTAAGACTCTGGAAGATAGATATTTAGTAGAGGGTGAAACATCCCCTCAAGAAGCGTTTGCAAGGGCAGCACAGTCTTTTGCAGACGACGAAGAACATGCACAGAGGTTATACGATTATGCCAGTAAATTATGGTTTATGTTCTCTACTCCTATACTTACTAATGGTGGTACAACTAGGGGGCTTCCTATTAGTTGCTTTCTTAATTATGTGGAGGACTCACGCGGAGGAATCACTGACCATTACACAGAAAACGCTTTCTTATCTTCTGTTGGCGGTGGTGTCGGTGGTTGTTGGAATGACGTGCGCTCCGTTGGTTCGAGAACTTCTAATGGCAGTGAAAGCACTGGTGTAATACCATTTTTGAAAGTAGTAGACGCTGAAATGTTGGCGTTTTCACAAGGAGTAACGAGACGAGGTAGTTATGCAGCATACTTGGAAATGTCGCATCCAGAGATTGAAGAATTTTTGGATATGCGAAAGCCAACTGGCGGGGATATTAATAGAAAGTCTACCAATCTTCATCATGGGGTCGTTATTACTGATGAGTTCATGGAGCTGATCGAAGGAGCGACCAGAGAAGAAGGTTTTGACGATTCTTGGGACTTGATTGATCCGCATAGTGGAAAAGTTACAAAAACTGTATCCGCTAAAACACTTTGGGTAAAACTTATCCAAAACAGAGTAGAAACAGGTGAGCCGTATCTTATGTTCGGAGATACAGTAGATCGCGCCTTACCAGAGTTTCAAAGAGCGCAAGGGTTAAAAGTACATCACTCAAACCTTTGTTCAGAGATTACGCTTCCAACTACAGAAGATCGTACAGCAGTATGTTGTCTATCAAGTGTGAACTTGGAAGAGTATGACGAGTGGAAGGACAATGACCAGTTTATTCCTGATTTAGTACGAATGCTAGACAATGTTCTTACATATTTCATTGATAATGCGCCTGACGAATTGCATAGAGCAAAACTTAGCGCACAGAGAGAAAGAAGTATTGGTCTAGGTGCAATGGGCTTCCATGCTTACCTACAAAGACATAATATTCCTTTTGAAAGTGCAATGGCAAAAGGTGCGAACATGAGAATGTTCACAAGAATAAAATCGGAGGCAAGTCGTGCAACAAAACAACTCGCTATTGAAAGAGGTGAATGCCCGGATGCACAAGGCTTTGGAGTTCGTAATTCTCACCTTCTTGCTGTGGCCCCTAACGCTAGTAGTTCTATTATCTGTGGTAACACTAGTCCTAGTATTGAACCTTATAGGGCTAATGCTTTCACCCAGAAAACTAAAAGCGGGTCTAGCTTACTTAAGAACGAGTACCTTGAGGATTGCTTGCGAGATCTCGGAATGGATAATGACGAAGTTTGGAAAAGTATTATTACTAACAATGGCTCCGTTCAGCATCTTGATTTCTTGGATGACTACACGAAAGACGTCTTCAAAACGGCAGTCGAAATAGACCAGAAGTGGTTAATTGAGTTTGCGGCAGACAGACAAGAGCATATTTGTCAAAGCCAGTCGCTAAATATATTCTTTCCTGCAAACGTATCAAAACAAGAGCTTCATGCTATCCATATGATGGCTTGGAAGAAAGGAGTAAAAACTCTATACTACTTGAGAAGTGAAGCGATCAAGAGAGCCGAAACAGTATCTGATGAAGCTCTAAGAAAGTATATTTTTGAAAGTATAGACGAGAACGCTTGTCTAGCGTGTGAGGGTTAAAATGAAGATATTAAAATTTAGTGCGGCTTGGTGTCAGCCTTGCAAACAACTACAAAAGACACTAGATGAAATGGTTCTTCCTTACCCAGTAGAGAACGTAGACATAGATAAAGACCCAGGCAGAGCAAGTGATTTTGCTGTAAGAGGTGTACCTACTATGGTATTAGTAACTAGTGAAGGAAAAGAACAAGGGCGATTAGTCGGGGGACAGA